CGAACCTAGGGTTACGCAGGTTCTCAAGAAGCTTAGAAACAGTCGGAGCCGCGACTTCGTCAACCTTGTCAGCAAGCAGATTTTTCTTTACTTGTTTGACAAACACATCGGCAGCGGCCGGCTTTATGCGAAGATTTTCGACATCTTGGGATTTGTAAAGCTTCGACGCTTCATCAAATAACTCCCCTCTTGTCGGAGCCTTTGACGGCGTAAATCCAGAGGCGATGCTTGATGCGCCAAGCCCTCCAACAATAGCCCCCACCACGCGAGCGTATGGCTCATATGGGGTACCCTTAGTATACTGACCAGCAGCCTCAGAAGTAATGGCTGGAGCGGCCACTTGAGTAATGGCGCGGGTCGCCAACCCACCACCTCCTCCCATGATGCCTGGAGCAAACTCTCCTATGGTCTTGGCATATTCGCCGGCGGTTGTTTGCGGCTTATAAAAGTCTCCGGTTACGCCCTCCACCGCCCTTTTGATTTGTTCTGAACCTGGAGCGTTCATGCTCTGACTGCGTAGTTCCTCCATTTTAGCCTTCTGTGCGTCCGTCATTGGAAGCACTTTATCGGCTATGTAGTCGGAGGCTCTTTTGGCGAGATTGGTGATTGTACCAGGGATGCCGGCGATACCGATTGCGCCCTCTGCTAAACCAACACCGGCAGATTTAGCCATATCTACAGCGGTAGATGGCGCATTTCGCATCTTGATAATCTCGCCGGCAAGCGCCTTGGCTGCGTCGGCATCCCCAGCCGCATCGGCATTTCTCAACGCCGTTTCAAGCTGGTCAAGGGAAGCCATTATTTGCCACCGTACTTCCGGAGAAGATCATCGATACTGACGTTCCCTCCGGCAGGAGACGCCGGAACAGCCGCACTCTTGGCGTCCTGCTCACTGAATAGCGGGTTGGCATCAGACCAATCAGCAAGCTTCGTATAAAAGCCTTCGTCAAGACGACCATTCTGCCTGACGTACTGTTGCCGCAACCGTTCCACATCAACCGAGCGCTGAGCTACTCGCTTCATGTAGTCAAGAATGAGCGCATTGCCCTTGGGATTCTGGCCAAGACCAGGAACCATCGACTGCAAGAACTCGCGGTCCTTGTCAGACATCGCTCCAGGCATACCGGCGCCCCCAGCCGGGTTACGCAGTTCAAGCGCAAACTGGTTGCTGATAGATTTAACAGCTTCACCCGGGCCGACATCTCCAACATCGACGCCAATAGCTTTACCGAGACGCTTCAATTCCTGATACGATTCACCGCCCTTGCCCTGATAGACAGACGGATCGGAAAGCAGAGTGCCTAGACGATTAAGTGTGGCAATCTTACCGCGCGCCTGACCCGCCGACTTTATGATGTCCATATTGGCGTCGGCCAACTGTTTCCCGGTCGTCTTCTGATACTCACTTTCCTGCTGCTGGTTGATATTTGTGACAGGCTTTCCGGCTTCCTTCAGTTTGGTTTGATAGTCCAGAAGGCTTCCATTGAAGCCTTGCTGGCGAGCCATGTTATATTCTTTGATGTCATTCGTCGGCACATTCTCGGTAAACTGCTTCTGAATGATACCTGAAGCCAAAGAGCGGCCCATGTTCTGAACTGCCGGATTGGAACTGTTCAACATGTTAACAATAGCGGCTCTTGTATCGCCTCCCTGCTGCGTAGGCATTATACCAGGAGATGCTTGCGCCATAATCTGCGTAGGTTGGGATAGGGCTTGCGCAACATTACCAATTGGACGACCATTCTCATGCTGGCCCATCGCGGCAATAAGCTGAGGACGCATCTCTGGCGGTATGGTGTCATTCGGGCCAATACCGAGTTGTCGCGCTACATTAGAAGCATACGAAGATACGTTATTTCCATCAGCCGCCGGCGCCCATCTGCCGATAATGCCGGCAGGCGTATTGAGACCATATTTATTTTGATAGGTATCAAGAAGCTTATTTGCAGCGCCGATACCAGCCTCTGGGCTGTCAAACCTGGCAAATCGTCCATCCGATCCAGCAAAACCAGGCTGTCCTTGTGTAAAGGACCCGGCCTCGATATTAAGCGGGTTATTATTACGCAACCCACGTGGCAAAGAGCCGTCATCCGATGACGTAGAAGCTGACGGCATTGGCGGGGGCGCCTGAGGTACAACGGACGCCGCGGGCTGTCCTCCAAGCATGCCGATCAATGCATTATTTTGTGCGGATGCATTGGTTTTTTCGGCATTTTCTGCATCGCTATAGAGCTTCCCACCGAAATACCCTTTAGCCAGCTCGTTTAACCCTTCGGCCCAATGATGGATGGGTTGCTTAGGATCACCAAGAAGAGACTCGGCAATCTTCAAACGCCGAGCGATTGTTTCTGGTGTATAGGATGCGCTATCGGCCATTTCCCATCCCCAAGCCGATCAGGCCGGCATTTGGCACTCGGTCATAATTGACGGCCAGACGATTCCCTTTTGATGGAACTCGCCCAACGGCATCGGGGTAAACTTTGGCGACTTCCTGAGCCACTAAGCCACGATGCCGATCATTATCGATGCTGAATTCAGGCTTGTAGTCGAAGTCAATCACATGAAGACCGTCTGAGCGTTCGCCAACAACCTCGATGTTCTCTTTGGTATCGATATCGCTCATCATCCATCCGCCGAGCGCTGTCTTACCAAGACCGAAAAGACCGTTCATCAGACCGTAATTGTTCTGTAGTTGAGCTTGGTAGCCTAGGTTTTGTTGATTTAGGCTTTGCTGCGTCGCACCGATAACGTCGGTAGGGGCAACACCGGGCGTAGGAGTACTACCGAACGACGGATTACTCACTTGAGAGCCAGACATCAACGCCGTTATTTCATTGATCGGCTGGTTGCGTTCTGTCAGGGCCGACTGCTGCGCGGTATTGTACGAATCAAGATAAGACTGATCGTAAGCGCGCTGCCGATTGGTGGAGAAATCCTGCATGGCATTTTTGTACTGGTCCGATCCGGGCCGAATGCCTTTGTTAATCAACTGAGTTTCAAGAGCATCCTGCTGTCGCTGCCATTGCGGATCAAGAAACCCCTTCTGAATTTGAGCAATTTTGCTCTGCGTCGCATCACCAAGACTATATGGAGTGTTTAAAAGATCACCGATCTTTTGCGACTGCGTAGAACCAATATCAGCTAGGTTCTGCCGCGTCTGCGCTCCAGTCTGGTAGATGTTCTGCTCTGTCGGAGAATAACTGGTAGTTGCCTGAAAACGAGGCGTGCCATCGGCCCACGTACCGATTTGTTCATAGGTCAGATTACCTTGAGGGGTGATCTGATTAGTCGCATTTAGGCCATATTGAGCAACGGCAGTTTCCTTGTTTGCGGTAGCCTGCGCCGCCGCAGTTTCCTTAGGATCGGGTGCGGGAGGCGGTGAAGGAGTATCAATCATCAGATTTTCCAGCGCTTCCTGAATTCAGGCAAATCATCATCTGTAAGGCTGTAGCTAAGACCATCGGCATTGCCGAATCTCTTTCTCAACTTTCCTTCAAACTTGAACCCCATCTTCGGGGCCATACGCTTTACAGCCTTGTTACGCTCATGCGTTACGATGCCGAGCCGTGAACATGCTCTTTGGTCAAATACATAATTGATAATTGCGAACCACAAGCTGCGTTGAATAACGCCGCGACCTGCAATTGAAAGCTCAATGCTGTCTTTCTGATAATTGGTAAAAACGGCACCGGCTGTCAGAGTTCCCGCCCCATCGATCGCGCCGAATGCCACGAAGGGCGGAGAAAAAGGCTTTCCGACCTTCCTGCCAACCCACTCTGCGACAACCTGATCGTGGCCGAAGAGGACGGTCATACGAAGGCCCCCTTCTCCATCACAAGGTCAAAGCCGTTTACCTGTAGTGTAAGGGATGATCCTATGGCCAAGCCGCCCCAGAGGTTATTGCCCCATGTGGCGATGCCCCAAAGAGAGTCCTGATTTGGATTTGGCGGGTCTATATCGACAACCATGCGGATAGAAGCGCAATATCCAAGGCCCGTAACCGATGTCCAATTTGACTGTGTCGTTATCTCTCCTGACCACGACGCATCGTCCCACAGCGCCTGATCCCATAGAGCGCCAGAGACGGGAGACGTACTCTGAACTGAAATCGGAGCGTTGTATTGGAAGTCAACGTTAAACGCTAAGCCAGGATTTACTTGCTGATCTGTCGTTATCAGAGGACGACACATCATCCATCGTTTTTGATTGCCGCGCGTGTTAAAGTAGTTAAACGCCGTCATCATGTCGGCGCGCATGATCTGATTAAAGTCGGATGTCCCCGTATCGGCCAGATAAACTACACCATCATTCCCGCCAAAATACGGGTCGTCTAACAGCAATTCCCAGCAGTTCGCATTCATTCCGGTGAACTGGCACCACGCGCCAGTAAGCGTGTTCATGACGTACTGTTGCTGTTCCTCGTTTTCAGAAATCGGCACGTTGAGAATGGCCCTGGTGCCTCTCGGATAACTTACGAGCTGCCAGCCGAAGTTATCCTTATACAGACGGGCACTCTGGGCCATGACGCGCTGGATACGTTCCGTCATCGTCGTTTTGACAACAGCGGCACGCTCGAAAATCATCGCCTTTGAAAGCGGGTAAACACCATCAATAGAAATAACAGCCAAGTCGGCGCCGACGCGCGTCAGGCAACGCTGCCCGATAGGCGCGCCAAGCTCAAAAACGCCAACAAGCTGGAAATCCGTGGCCGGATCAGTGCCGCCGTAGATAGCTACCTGACCACGGCTTGACACAAAGGCGATATAATCTTGCGGACCTGTTCCAGCATCAACTGACCACGTCCCTATCGATTGAAGATACCCACCCCATGTCCATAGGCCACCTAGCGGGAAAACAACCGATACGCCCTGGATTGAATCGGTCGGCAGGTAATAAGCGTCGCTTGAATTTGTCGCGACGAGCCATAGTCTGTTTTTAAATGCTTCAACGTCCACGACATCGGCGCCAGACGTAGCGCCGCTGATAGTTGCATCATTCCATACTGAACCATCATAGTATTTTGGGGTGTCGGCGCCGTTGCAGGCCCAAAGAAAGTTGCCGCCGGTTGTTGAAAAGTTGATGGTCTGAGACCGGGAATTCGACAGTCCGGTTACGGTTGTAAGCGAAGCTGGGCCGCCTCCAGTCACGTCAAAGATAGAACCATCGGACCAAGCAAACAGCTTGTCGCTGGTCAAACCATGATATGCCGCCAGAGTTTCAACAGGTTTTCCAGTGAAAGTGTCAGAGTGGCGCGTGTATCCTTTGCGCGGTTCAACCCAATCCGGCTGTGGAAACCAGTTGATTAGCCGAACAGCCCTCTTCGGAGACATATCGGCAATAGGCGAAACAGCATCCCAACCTTCAATCGGGCTAGGCACAGATGCACCTCTAGCCGTGATCGGTGCCGGCTGTTTACCCGGCGCGCCACGTCCTTCGGCAAGAGCTGTGAGACGCATTTAGGGATTGCCCGGACCAGGCCAGAAGCCGTCCTGCACGTTCTGCGTTCCGATAAGGAACGGACCGGTGCGACGATTGAGGAAGAGATCGGGATTCCCGCCATCGCGCGATATCAGCATGTTCAGGTAGTCAATATATTCCTGCTGAAGAGCGCCGTAGGAGAAGCCCTTGATTTGCCAGAAGCGCCACTTAGTGCCGAGAATGATCAACTGCGGGTCAAGCAATGGCACATCGGTATCGCTCGTCATCTTATTGGCGAACGTACCATCAGCCTTCTGTACCCAATTAGTTGAGACATACTCCCATACCAGAGCATCAGGCGTATTTTCAGAGGTCGGAGGCGGCCAGATACGCCATGCTGCCGGTTTTCGGCCGATCTGACGCCAGCGAATGCGCGGACCAGTTGCGAAGATACCAGACCGCAAATATTGATCCATTTGCGGACTGTCAGGACCTATCAGTCGCCAATGGTTTGTCCTATCCCACCACGTCTGGCCGATATACCGGTCGAAGTCGTCTGGCAGATTATAGGTGTCCTTGGCGAAAGTCAGCGTCGTACCGGGCGCCGTTGCCGTCGATTCCATAGACAGTCGAATCGAAGTCGGGCTTAGCACCTCCGCAATGCGCTGGGCTTGCGGCTGGCCATCGCCCGACACAGCATAAGTCGTATCCAATCCCGAGGTGCTTGGGATATTCGTGACAATGGCCGAGTTAATAGCCACATCACCAGTCGTTACAGTTGGGAATTCAACGTTGATGATGAATTCAAACTGAAGATCGGTCCAATCATGGTCCCGATAGACCTGCTGACAATCCCGGTTCGTCAGGGCCGCAAGCTGCGTAACTTGCAAGTCCGTCGAATTAGCGACAGACGATGGAGCAACGAGACCAAGTTCGTTTGCCGCCGTCTGCACGATCTCAAGGAATGTCAGAGAGGCCATTTAAGGCTCCTTAGCCAGCAGCGCCGCCAACTGCAATCCAACCCGTAGCACTGGTCCGATAACAAATCGTGGTGCCGCGCGCCGTCAGTGGAACGGTACCAGTCGTAGCCGTATCGCCGTTGATCTGGCCGCTAGTCGGCGGATAGACCAGAGCTGCGGTCGAACTAACATTTGCGATGATATAGGGCTGCATCAGTTCAGCATCCGCCGGCAGCTTGACACCCTGAGACGCGCCAGTTGGCGTTACCAAAGTGCAGGTTTGCACTTTGAGAATAGTAGTCGCGTCGGTATTGTCAGAACCAGCAGCCGCGATGCTCGCTACAGTGTAGCCAAGACGCTGCGCCGCCTGGTCCGGAATGCCCGCACCCATCAAGTCCTTGACGATAGCCATTAGACAGTTTCCTTCTCAGCGGACGTTTCGGTTCTCTTCGGTCGGCCCGGACCCCTCCGCTGAGGTTGAGCCGTAACAACTGGCATTTCAGGCACAGGCTGACCAGCATCGGCCAAAGCCGCCTTCAGGGCATCAATCTGCGCCTGCATCGATTCCATGGCGTGGAAACTCTGGCCTTTACCGGCATTCGCCATGTAGTCCTTGGCGCGATCACGCAGCGTAATTCCCATGGGGATTTGCGTTGCGTTTCCATCCGTGATTGCAGCGAGCTGTTGAATAGTGAAAATGTGGAATGCCTTAAGCTGCTTTACGGTAGAAGGCGACGCCGGGAAAAGCATTTCGAGCGGCGTACCGCCCTGCTGATCCTCAATGCCCTTCTTGAACGCCTCATATTGGCGCGGGAAGCGGCGCTTATGAAAGTCGTCAGCCTGAACGATGATTGGCTCTTTCTCGCCAGGGTTCAAGATTTGAATGCACTCAATATCATCGAATACCGGAGCGCCTGCCAGCTTCGATTTGTGCTGCGAAAGCTCAGAATGAACGAAAAACTTGACCAGAAGCTGGGCGTCACTGGCGAAGATCGCCGTTCCGTCAGGAGCGATTGACTGCGGGTTGAAGTCCATATGATTCCTCATGAAAAGACCTCGCCAGAACCGGTCCGGCGAGGTCTAAGGTTGCTGATTTGATTTAGTTCGTGGTGCCGATAACCGGGTAATTCAGTTCACCCGGCTCATTGATCGTCGTGCCACCGGCATTAGTGGTCGTGATGACGATACCAGAGATGTTCTTGGTACCGGTGCCGGTAGCATCATCAAGCGCGCCAGCCGACGACGTTGAAGCCAGAACCGCATTCGCCGCGCAAAGCGTAGCGACACGGATGGCATCACACGTGCCGTAAACCTGGAGCCAGATGTAATCACCGACAGACGCCGCCGCAACCGGTACACCAACCTTGTCGCCAAGGGCGCCGACCGAGTTCGACATCATCACGGCAGTAAAGGCCGAGTTATAGGTGCAGACATAGCCAGCACCGGTAACGCCGCCCGTCCCAACCAACACCCGAATCCAGACGGAGCCATTAAGCGCCTTCACCAACTGCCCGACCGGGAAATTGGGAAGGGTGCCGCCAGTGTATGGGTAGTTGGACGTGCTGGGGGTGAACACGCTCGAAAGGTTCACGCCCAGAGTGCCATCATTCACATAGGGGGTAGACATGGGTCGTTCTCCTTACGAGTTGAACAGCACGCCCTGAAGGCGGCGGTTCGAGATGGTCATGTTGCCGGCCCAGCCCATGAGCTTCACAGTCGCATCCTGGTTAACCGACATGCGTTTCGGACCGATGGCATTGAAGTTACGGTCACGATGCGGACGGTAGTGCAGGTAACGCGAGTTGATGAAGTACATGGTATTGGTCGGACAGCCACCGACCGGAATCGGGTCGGTCGAGTAGCCCTGGAAACCGCCGTCCATGATGACCTTAGCGCCACGGTATTTGAGATATTCAAAGCCAGCTTCGCCGGTCTTCACTTCCTCGGTGCGCTGAATGGCCTGCAACGACTGGTTATAAAGCTCCCAGAAGTTGTTATCGGCCACCACAAGGTCAACCTTGTCCGTGCCGCGAACAAGTTGGTTCGCAACAGCGTCCATGTAGCCCTTGATGTTGGCCGAGGTCGCCGCAGCGCCGCCATCGGTGACGGCAGAGTACTTGATGTTCTGCCAGAACTCCCAAGTACCAGGATCGATGCCGCCAACCTGGGTGACAGTCGGGGTCTTGGAAATGAGCTGCTGAAGACCGCCGATGCTCTTGGGCGTAGTGCCGTCCGAGTAGACACCGGTTGAAATCAGAGCTTCCAGCGAACGTTCAGCGTTGGAAACGCGACCGCCGACAAGCTCGATCATGCGCTCTTCGCCAGCGTTCTGGAGTTCTTCCAAACCTGAGACAGAGACCGACACGGCGGCCTGACGGATTTGGAACACAGCGGCCGAGAAAATCTGCTGCGGCGCAATGTTCAGCGTTTCATAGCCCGAATACCACATGGTGGTACCATTGAGGGCGTATTCGAGTTCCTGCCAAATGGTGGTGCCACCATCAACCGGAACGTAGGAGCGCGTGTTGCCCTTCTCGCGAAGAGTGCTCAACAGCGCCATGTTGCGGGTCACGTTGTCAGCCGCCTTTTTCGAGCGGTTTTCAATCGTGGTCGCAACGATGTCGTCAATAGACGGGTTAGGATAAGCCATATCGTTGCCTTTTGAGGTTTAGCCTACTGCATTCGCAATTGATTGATGGCTTCTCGAACGTCGGAATACACGTCGCCACCAGAGTTTACCGGCGCCTTTGCGGCCACCGATGCACCGTTGGACGACCCCTTGACGCTTACAGCAGCCTTCTTGGCCTGCGAGGCCTTAGCCTGCACGGTTTCAATCTGCTGCTTTTGGGCGGCTTCGGACTGCTCTTTCATCAACTGAGCGCGCACATCCGGGTTGAGCCAGATGGCTTGCTCATAAGCTTTAGTCAGGACATCGGATGGGTTTAGGCCCGGCTCACGCTGTTGAATGAGCGGGATCAAGTCGGCAATCTGTTCCTCTACCGCCGCATAATGCGGATGGTCGGCAGCAAACTTATCGACGACGCCCCTCGTCTGGTTCTGCAAGAAGCCGTGGAGTTGACTTTCGAGAGCGGAGACGTGTTGGGTCAGTTGCGAGACCATCGGATCAAAACGCGGCTGCTCAGCAGGCGGGTTTGATGCGAGGTTTGTGAGATCAACGTTATATTGCTGCGCCAGCCTGGCAATCGCAGAGGCAGGATCACGCTGCAACATGCGATGCGCGTTCAAAAGGGCGTTGAGGCCCTGTTCCGGCGACACCCCAAGCCGCTGCGTTTCCTCTACCAGAGGGGCAAGCGTAGCCTGATAGCGTTTTTTCTCTTCGGACCACTGACGGCCGCCATTGGCGATTTCCTCTTCCCGCTTGATAACCGCCTGTTGAATGGCGGGCGGAAGATTTGACCAACTGGCTTTCGCATCAGCCGCCCAACTGACCGGAGCGGCGACAGCAGCTTGCGCTGGCTGCACGCTTGGCTTGGCCACATTGTCCGTGGGCGGTAATTCTTTGATGGCGGCCTCTACCTTTTCGGGAGCCGTCTCGATCTTTTCAGGTTTAGCGATGAACTTACCATCCGGTCCGCGCGCCCGATCATCCCCAGTAGGCTCGGCGGGTTCTGGATGTTCATCAACAGCGGCGGATGCCTCTTTCGCAGGTTCGTCGCCGCCTTTCAGCTTCTTAATCGCTTCCGCAACATCATTGCGGACATCTTCGGCATAGCCCATCTGCTCCGGAGTTTGAGCCCCAGAGTCGTCAATCTGTTCTTTTGCCATTTATTCCTCGAAGTGGCGAATTTGTGGTTTGTAACCGGCCTTGACCATCTGCGTGGCTTCAGCCACGTCGCGAATTACTTCGCGCAATGCATCGCCCTGCCTACGCGGGGCACGATCACGGTCATTGCCCTTTTCGACAAGACCGGCCTCTTTAGTCCAGCGACGGAATACCGACTTGCTGTCGGTACGTCTGCCGTCCGAATATCCGTGATGCTCCAGCTGCTGGCCTAGATCGTCAGAGATGACCCCGCCATTGCGGCGAAGAAGATTCTTCTTTGAACGTTTCGGCATCAGGTCCTTCGACCAGTCAATTGCCTTGTAGTTTTCAGCGTAACTCAAGCAGCCTTCTCCTGGCGCTTTTGCTTGATCGAAACTAGAATGGTTGACTTAACCGCCGCCGCAGCAAGTTTGGCCTTTTCTGCAATCTTGCTGTTATCTGCCTGCTCCACGGCATCCAGCGTGAAGGTCGCTTCCTGCCGGCAGTCCATGGCGCCCATCTTCTTGTCGCAAGACATCGAAACGCCGATCATAGTCCCGCTATCGTCCCAGACCGGTAGAGGAACCCGCAAATCAAGTTTATTTTCACGCGCTACTTTGCTCAGTACACGCTTGATGCGAACCATATCCTCCTGCGTCATGCCGGTTCCTTAACTTTCGGCTTTTGCGCCTGTTTCGCCTTGAACTCAGCCGTTTCCATCGCAAGCTCGTGCTGCCGGTCGCCGGCCTCCATTGCTCGTTCATGGTCGGACTCGTTAAGCTCTGCCTGCCGGTCAAGGGCCTGAGCATCAATCTGCGCCTTATGTTCGGTAGCGGTGGCATTAATCTGAAGCTCGCGCTCTTTCATGGCCAACTCTTCACGCTTAAGGAGCAATTCCTCTCGCTTGATCTGAAGCTCGGCTTGCATTTTCTCCAGTTCCATGCCGTGCCTCTGCTGTGCCTGATCCATTTCCATTTGCGCCATCTGCTGATCGCGCTGCGCGTCCTGCTGAGCCCGCTGGTTCTCCATCTGCTGCTTTTGCATCTCAGCCTGCGCCTTAACCTCTTCGGGGCTGGGCGGCTTTGGCGGCGGGTTCTTTGCCATTTGCGTCGTCTTGTCGATTGCCTGCTCCCAAGCCCCCTCAACGTCGCGCGCAACGCCGTACTGGCGCATGAGCCATAACAGTGTCTGGCCGATGGCTGGGACAACAGCCGGCATCATCTGGCCAATCGGGAGTGCCTTTTCGAGCAAGCCACCCAGCGCTGTCACAGCTTCTGTCGCAGCCTCCTTGGCCGCCTGCTTATCAACCTCAATTGTCGAATTTGTCTCGATATCGATGCGGAAAGTTCGCATCTTGTCGTTCTTAAGAAGGGCAACCGCCTGCTGGAAAATTCCCTGTGCGGTCTGCTGTATCTGTTGCTGCTGAGCGGCCTGCATTTGCTGCATTTGCTCAGGCGATGGCGGCATAGGCTGTCCGTCAGGACCTGGCTGCGGTTGCGGCTGTGGCGGCGGCGCGCTTGACTTAACCTCCTCAGCAATAAACGCCACCATGCCGGTCATCTCGGCAAGGATTTCTTCCGAGAATTGCTCACCGACGATTTCGCCGGCAATTGCCAGAATGTCACGGCAGAACCGCGCTACCTCGGCCTGCCTATCCTGCAAGCGCAGTGTGGCAAACTGGCCTTTAATTCGCTGTTCGGTCGCTGTCTTGGCCGCACCCTGTGCCTGCCCACGCACGATGTCAGAAATTCCGGTAATTTCGGCCATGTCAGCCTTAACCCGATCGCGAGCATCGTAAAGCTGCAACAGAGCGCTAACGATGTCCTTGAGCGGGATAAAGTCAATTGCTCCATCAAGGCCACCCTTGGCCGAGAACTCGCTCCATTTCTGAACTGCAACAAGCCGATTATCAGCGCCCTCCTGAAGAATGCGCTTCAGCTCAGGAATGCTGGCATCGTAAACGCCATTCACCCGAACGGCGTCGGTTAATGCCTTGATGCGCGCCGTAAGTTGGTCAAGCTCCTCCGCCTGGTCCTGATATTCGAGATAATCAGGAACAGGAACAAGCGTGTCACTAGTGGTAGTCGCGTATAGAGGTTTAGGGCATGGCCAGAAGTTCATCAGCTTTAGCGGGTCCGGTGTGCGTTCCAACGGAGCCAGCGGATAGCTTGAGGCGATGAACACCACTTCCAGGTTAGTCTTGTCCCAAATCTCCCATACCTCAGCCGTCTGGGCCTGCTTTTTCGGCTTATCTTTGCCGCCGTCGTCCCAATCCTTAAACGTCTGATCCTGGAGTGGGATCATGTCGGCAATCAATTGACCGCTTACCGGGTCTTTTGCATCAGGCCAGCGTGTCCGCAGCTCACGCCGCGTCATGTACTCACGCTTGGCGACCCAGCGGACCTCTTCCCAGACGGGTGCCGTCGAGTGGCGGAAATTCTTCCAGCCCACATAGTCAAAATACGTCTTTTCCCAGGTGACAGGACGGGCGGACTCGGTCGGCTCACCATCCTCGTCTTCGTCATCCTGCACCGCCCAGTCGTCGGCAGCGGTCTTATCGCCCTCATCGTCTGAGGGCTCAGGACCTAAATCTTCCGGCGTGCCATAGGTCGGTTCATAGCGAACCCAAACCTGCCCCCGACCGGGTAACAGGTAGTCCTGCACGGCCATCTTCGTGGCTGAGTGAAACCCGCATTCCTCGATCTGGACCTCAAGTGCTCGCTCAAGCGTCATGGACGCAAAGCGAGCAACCGGGTCTTTGTCCAGATAGCGCCGCTCGATCACCGGCTGTGGTGTCTTGGCATAGACTGCCGGCAACAGGGTCTGGACATTCGACCACAGCGCGTTGAACTTGGTAGAAAAGTCAGGCGATCCGTCAGATTTCTCCTGCCGGTCATCCCTGTAACGCTTGACGATACGCTCGCAACGCTTTTCCCACCGCTTGTATTCACGGTGATAGCCTTCCAATTGATCAAGCCAGTACTGGACGAACTTTGCGTCCTTGTAGGCTTGAGCGTTGGCGTATGGCATTGATTATAGATTTTCCTTAATCACTGAATAGGTGGCCACCAAATAGGAATTGGCCATTTGATCGTTTCCGCCCTCAATAATAGGAACCTATGGTTCCTAGGCTAACCGGGCTTACAGTGTAGCCCGGGTTTCCGCCCCTAAACAGGATTGCGGACCCCTGCGTTGCAGAAAGGTCATATTGAGACCCAGAACGAATGGTTGTGCCGTCAGCATAAATGACGGTGGTATCACTCGTATTGGTTCCGGCTTGCAAAGATATCGAAGTGGTGCCCGTAGCCTGTCGGCTTGGTCCGATGGCTCCGCCCAACATCCACATATACGACGAATTGATGTTCGCTAGGTCTCTATTCCAAGCCATCGAAAAATTCGGGTTCACAACAACGGCCGTGCTCAAGCTATGCTGAGAATAGCTATTGGCCTGCGTGCTAGGAGAAGCGCCGCAGTTGTAGGCAGACGGATTGATATTGACGTGGTTTCCTGCTGGGTCGGTATTCGATGCGGCGTTCAAGCCATCGTAGTGAAAGCCATCATCCAGCGTATTGTAGCCGCCGCAGTTGTAGCAGAGGGTGTTGCCAATTGTCAGGAAATGGAGCCCTTGGTCCCTGCACGCCTGCCCGGTTGAACGGTTGATGTACGCACGTAGAGCGGTGTTTCCGCCGTCGCCGCCCGACCCGGTCTGCTCGGTAAGAAGGAAAGCGTCGTACCCTCCGACCACGTCGATCTGATCTTGCCAGAAGACGGGCAACGCCACCGTAGCGCCCGGAACCCACGTATAACTTTGCGTGCCGTTCGTCGGCAGAACTTTCGCGTCTGGGGCTCGACTATCCGATGTCTGCACGTAAAGATTGGTCCCGTCCCAATACCAGGAACCCGGCGCGGCTTGCACGGCGGCCACAGAGCCAAGAACCGGGTAAACACGGTAGCGCGGGGCATCGGACGTTCCGCCATCCACAAAAGCGATGTCTACGACGCTATATGGTGACGACGCGAGCGCCGATTGATAAACGCCTGGCTGCCCCGCGGTCGCCGACCATGTTTCCGGGTTCGCGTTCAAAGTGTTGGCGACAACGATGCGCCCGCCATCCCAGCTTGAGACAACGCACGACCGCGTGATCTGAATGCCTGCTGTCACCCGATAGGGCGTAAGCGAGTTTCCCTTGACGAGATACTGGTGAACCAGAGAGGCGCTAAGCGAATTTACGCCGCTGATCGTTTTCCGAGGAAGCGCCGGGTTGGTTCCGGCGTTCGCGTTGTTTCCGTTTATGCCATCAACATAAATCGTCGATCCGGTTATAACCGGCTGAAAGCTTATCGATGAATAATTCGTGGCGAATCCAGTGCTTGACCTTGTGACCCACAGGCCCATTGACGTGAAGTAGTTAAACCTGGAATTTGGAAGCGGCAGTCTCTGAATGCCAACAAGCGCCCGCCGCGTCCCGACAAGCGCCACGTTAAACGTCCTGCAAGACAGTGACAGTCACAGTGATATCGCTTGTCGAGCCGAACTGATTGGTCAGCGCGCCATTGGCAATCAGAACGCCGTACAGCGACGTTGACCCAGGCGCCGTCGCCTGCCCCAAGCCGACAGCCGAAAGAACCGTGCAAGTGCCAAGCTGACTATTAGCCGACAGCGCAATCGGGTTTCGCATCGCGGACACGTCAGCCGCGTTAATGTTCGCAACCGCTGCGTCCGTCCAAGTCGTGTTAGACGGGTTGGCGTTGAACGGAAAGAATGTAAATCCTGACGTCTCAACCTTTTTGCAGGTCACAGTCACCGACTGGATGACGCCTGAGCCTTTGGACGTGAAGGCATTAGCGAACGTCAGAAGGCCGCCGACGACGTAATTAGTGCCGTAGGCGTTCGATGCCGTAACAGTTGGCGTTACCGTGACCGAAACAGTCTTGCCGCCAACGTTGCCCAGATTATTCGTACCAGCCGGGAGAGGTGTATTTGGGCTTTGGGCCACGACTAGCGCGGTGTCTGTCGCCTGAGCCGCAGTAGACGCGGCAAGAACCGTAGCGCGGGTATCGGTCGAACCGTTCTTGATCTCAACAGCACCGATCTCAATGTCGCTGCTGACCGTAACCGGCATTGGATTAGTGGTTGAAACGGCAACCGGCTGTCCAGTGCTGTCGTTCAGGTACAGCGCATTTGATGGATTATTGAGATTGGCCATTAGATTCGTTCCCTGCGCTGCGGCTCATCGGCCTGCGCCTGCAAAACATCGGCATATGTCGGAATTTGCCAGCCTGGAGGCGGATCACCGCCCGCCACCACAAGGCCTTTCTTCGGCTGCTTAGGCTTCTCTGGCGCGATTTGCTTGTAAGCCATGGTCAGATAACGGTAGGCATCCGCAGAATGGCTTGACCAATCGTGGCGCGGCTCATTCTTGAACGTCTTTAGCTTTTCGTCGTACTCAGCTCGATACTGCCGCAACGCTTCGATGCCTTCGGCACAACGCGTCCGGTGAAACCAGCACCGGGCCATGGTCAATCGACCAGCGTTGATGCCGTCCATTACGTGATGGTCCGGGACTAGGCGCGGCTTCCGCCCTAGCTGTATGAGCGTTTCAACGCGGGTGCGGCCTGTCCCGATCTCTTTGACCTTGGCATCGTGCGGCACCCAGTCATCGCCCCACCGGTATGGCATACCGCTTAGGTGCTTCACACAATCTGGAATGGTCTCGCTATGGGACCCTTCGTAGTGGTCGATAATGCCGATTTCGTCATGAACAACCTGGAACATCCAGATTGCCATGTTCGCGCCTTTGCCCAAGTCCCACGCGGTGTGAACCGGCAATTCGGGTTCAAAGTCGAATTCGGTAATTCGCCCGTCCCGTTCGGCTTGGGCAATCTCCTTGCCGTAGTAGGCACCGAGAATGGCAGCATCAAATGAGCACTCGAACTCCTGCTCATACTGCTCAACCGTCATTGACCTCTTGGCATCAGCCAGTTCGTCAGGCGATAGTAGTCCGGTCTCAGAGGCCCGCAGCATGACGCTAAACCAAGCCGGATCAGTCTGAGCTAACTCCCACAGCTCATGGAACTCGTTTCGGCCCTTCGGAGTGCCGATAAACGTGGCCCATCCCTTCCGGTCGGCCAACATCGGGCGGATAATCTCGCCCCAAACGCTTGGCCGCATATCGGCATATTCGTCTAGCACCACCCCGTCGAGATACATGCCGCGAAGCCGGTCCGGATTATCCGCGCCGTAAAGCCGAATCCGCGCTCCACTGGGGAAATCAACCCGTAGCTCACTTTCGTTCGTGCTCGCCCCGATCTGTGTGGCGTAGTGCCGCAGATACAGCCAAGCAATGTCCTTGGCCTGGTTGAATAGAGGGGCGACGTAAGCAAACCGAGGCTCGCGCTTCTGGCACTCCAGAGCGGCTTTGGTCAGCTTCTGAACGCAAGCAACCGTCTTCCCCGCACGGCGATGCGCAACCGCGATAGACCAGCGCTTGTCAGTTGACAGGAACTCGCGAAATTGCGCGCGCGCCCTAATCTCTACGTCAATCAAAGGTCAGCGTCACTTTGGCCTTGATCGGTCCGCCGTTTTCACCCGTGACCTGCATAGGCAGAACCTTGCCCAATAAGGCTAGAAATGGCCCAGGATTGTCAGTCGCCTGCTTTTCCAGGTATCCGACAAGCCCTTCTCCCGCGCCGGCGTTTTCGGCCGCCTTCAACACTGCGTCCTTGAGAAGCGCAGTAGTTTTATTCGGTGTGCCCTTCTGTCGGCCACCTGTTTTTACCCCGCGCGCCATCTAACTGGTCCTAGTTTAGATCATCGCTTGCGCATCAGCGCAGCAACCACCTTACGGCGCGGAGCATGCTCACCACCTGCGCCATATTTCTTGCCAGCGTCGGCTTGGTGAAATTCCTTGCCTACAGACTGAGGAACCCCTCCATAGCCTCCCGGCGTATGGGCCGCGATTGACATGAGCTTAGCCTGCTTCACGGAAGTACTGGGCATTTGAGTGCCTCAGAAAAGAAAGGACCGCCCCGTTAGGAGCGGCCCAGCGGTTCGGGAGCGTCGTCAGAGTGGACAGTGAGGTTCAATGCAAAACCCGCCAACGGATTTCTCCGGGCGGGCTAGTGCATGGTGCATTTCATGCGCTATCTACCGGCCATGTCAACATAAAGCGCATATGATGGCCTGAGCGCCTGTGCGTAAGTTGGATAAGTCAGCTTCCGAGACCTGAGACAGCGGCCATGCCTCCAGGCACACGCCGTACATCGCCTGTTTAATCTTCCAAGGACATTGCAGTTGATTTAACTCGAATTCGCATTCGAACCAGCGCCGACGAATTCTGTCTATTCTGTCTTGAGCAATTTCGGTTGAATGGCCGCCGCCGCCTACCATGATGAAGCTTGGCGTTTTGGCCTCAAGCTTCCGGCTGTCGTCTATCGCTTTGCGAGCTACTACCAGACTGGCCCATGCCTCCAGGGCATCGAATTCTTGCTGAGTAATCCCGCCCGGCAGCCCCTGACGCGACCGCAACAGGAGCTTGCCGAGGGTGTATCCCGAAAGCCGGTCTTCGGCTGTGCGTTTCTCCACCTCCCTTCCGCCTTCCAGCTTTCGGAATTTCAGGATTAAACCGTCTGCTTTCAGCTCTCTCTCCCTGACGGCAAGAGTTTCTGCTGAAATCATCTGCTTCCCGGCCCGGGATATGGCGCCGGTCTTGGTACGCGCAACGTTGATTTTCCGCTTGCGCCCTGCTCTCAAATTCCACCTTTCAGATCGTATAGCCGCTTAAGTTCTCGGACCCACTCCGCAACGTTATGCCGCTGTGTCATAGTCCTAGCCGCTTCAGCAAGCATCGCCTCTACCCGCCTATAGCCGTACAGCGGGGCCGTATGGTGCCGATCACCAAACTTGGCCCCGATAGCAGGCAATGAATGGGTCGTTAGGTATTTGCACAAACCCATTGCTATATGCCTAGGGTCAACAAGTTTTTTCGCCCTGCATTGCCCCACCATGTC